GTCAATGAATGAAGCAGCATCGGGGTCTGATGTAGCCTGAGTTTCACCTTCAATTTCATAGTTTGAGAGAAGGGTTTGTACAGTTTTCGATACAACTCCTTTTTCTTGCACAATCTTCATGGATTCTTCGAGGTCATCAAGATCCAGTTCCATTATTTCGGGGGGTACATCTGAAGACATAGCCGATTTTGCCTTGAAAGCACCTTCAATAGTGATTGATTTTCCTACATGACGGCGGGTCTTGTAGTCATCAATTCCACTTTCGGGGGTGACATTCTGGAATGCGGAGCGAGGGAAGGAAGCTTGTCCAAGTAGATAAGCGGGGTGAGTCTTGTAGGCTTCACGCTGTTCTTTCTTGGTCATTTCCATAACAATTCGTTTAGAATTTCCACGACGGGTCTTGAAATCATCTATACCGGATTCAGGAGTGAATTTCTCATCGTGAGCCTTCTTTTGAGCAAGGTATTCTTGATAATCTTTCCACTCAGCAGTTTCACCTTCTTTGTATCGGGGAATCCAACCTTTATGTTCAGTATCGAGGGCAAAGCGATAAGGGATCATACCAGGGTTCTTTTCAGACCAGGCGGCGAAATCCTTTGCTCCTTCGACTTGATAGTTGTGAACACGGCGATCTCTTGATTGGTACTCATAAGGGGCAGCTTCGGAAAAAGCTTCGACTGGGATTTCATTCTCAGTACGGTCTTTTCCGTCGTTTTTAGTGTACCTTTGGGCCATAGACAAAGTCAATCCAATAACTCCCATACCAGCAATAGCAGTAGCTAGGTATTTCTTGTTAGTTGGATCCATGTTCGTCCAGAGATCATTAAAGTAGGAAGACACGCGGGAGGCTTGTTCTTTCCATTCAGTCATCATAGCAAATTTACTTGAGCATAATCGGTTATAGGTGCAGCCGACTTTGACACATGCAAGCTCTGCGGCGTTAAGTCCAGTTCGGTCATCGTTCTGAATAGCTGCAACAATCTTCATTTTCGAAGCAAAGTTGAAACATCCAGTCATCATAGCAAAATCATTTCTGAATTTAGCAGCGTTGAAAGCATCAGTCCAAGATTTGAGATACATCTTTTGGTCTTC